GGGCTCGTAGCAATGGATTTTAGTTTCCGGCCAGCGTTGGGATGCCCAACGAGCAAACGCGCCGACATTCGCCCCAATGTCCAGAATAACCATAGGCGTAATGGGAAGGTCATATGCCCCCTCCAAAACATCCCGGCAATGATTAGGGTCGAGGTTGAATTGTTCCGGCCAGAGTGGTTCCATATTAGTCCTTGGCCATTTTCTCGCTCAGTTGTCCAACCAACGCCCGCACTTCGGAAGTGTTCACGTTATCTGCGAACCGCCAATCCTCAGTCAGCCCATCAAGCAAGGTTTGGGTCTGTAGTGGGAGAAGCACCTTGGATTCATGCGGGGCGATCATGTTGTTGTCTATGTAGAGTGTGAACCCTGCCTCAATAGCGTTCTTGCAGAAATAGAAGTCCTCTCCGAGAACGAAGTTACCAGAATAGTCTTTGTCGTTGATTATTTGGTGAACCGCTTCAATCAGGTCTTGGTCGGCGTCGTGACTGATGCCGCTCACCTTTGCCCGCTTGGCCAATGCATCTTTCACCCGGTCAATCTTTCCGTAGGAGGAATTGGGGCCGACGACCCCCGTAGGAAAATACTCGAACATCTTGGGACGGCTATCCCGCATCCCCGTTTCCTTCAATAGATACTCATGCCAAGGATGGGTTTCGCGGAGCTTCTTGAAAACCTTCGTCTTGATGACGGAAAAGCCAATGGGGATTTGGCCCATAGACATAAGGCCATCTTCGCGGACTGCTTCGCCCCGATTCGCCCCGTGAAATTGAGACAGGGGATTGTGGCCGGCATAGGCCGCCGCTACCGCATCAACATCATGGTTCAGGAGCCTCGCCACCGCTGAAACGTGAACCTTGGGGTCTGGAAACAAAATATCAATGTCCCACCAGAAGATACGGTCAAATCCACCCCGCACGGCGGTTTCTGCTAATTCATCCCGCGCCCATGCCACAGAGGTTCCAGTGGTGGCAGCCCAATCAAATTTGAACCGCCCTACCCAGTTAGCCCCAAGGACGGCAGTAAGATTTCTAACATAGGCAGGCGAAACGCCCCCACGAACTGGCGATGCGATTAAGATTCGTTCAGGTGTCATGCTTGATTCCAGTCGGAAACAAATTTGTTATAGGCTTCCTTGGCCTTGCTCTTAACAGCATCGTTTTCGTCACCAGCAATTTTATACTGGTCATAGGTGTCCTGTGTGACGGCAATCCATAATGCTTCACGGATTGATGGGCCGAAATAGACCATACAACCGAATTGATTGGAACGCCCATCGCCCATTCCACTACCAGCTGTTAACGGCCCGATTGCAAAGACCGCGACAGGTCGATATACATATCATTTATTTTAGTTTTCATTGGAAGGTTTTTCGATTCGCCCATACAAGACCGGATGCCCCGACAGTAGCACCCGCTTAACCTCATTCATCTCTTTTTGGTGGGCATCTATCAGGTCGGCTTGGACCATGAGATTCTTGATCTTCTCGTGGTTCATCTCGGCCACAGTATAACCGCCAAGGAATTTGATGAGCCAGTTAATCATGCGAGTCTAAACCCATGCCACCCACATTTAGGGCAATGCACGCTCTTTTGAGGAGGGAGGGAGGTTAAAACCATGTTTGGCGTGGTGTCGGAAAGCTCCCCACCGCATTTGACACAGGCAATACCATTTGGTCGCGGTTCGTTGCACATCCAGTCGTGGACTTGTTCGCCCACCTGCTTATTCCAGTCCTTGAGGGAGATTAACTTGGTCATTGGGGCGAATCGGTCCATTTGCCAATAGCGCGAAGAAACGCCTCGGCGCGTTGGATGGGGGTGGCATGAATGGCCAAGAAAGTGAGATAGTAAGCATCAAGACTTTTGGGGTCAACGACGCGGATAAGTTCGATGGAATAACGCATCTGCTGTTCACCCCTCAATATCTTCTCGGCTTCGTGCATTGCGTCTAATGACTCTAAATAATGCGGCGGGCTAAAAGGCTTTGGCTTAAGCCACTCAACCGTATCTCCGACTGGCCTCCAATTCCATCCACATATTTCTGCTATAGCCAAGCGCTGCAATTCTGGTTTCATGGCCATTGGGGTTTCTCTATTTTGTGCAGGTGGGAAAGGGGGATGGTGAAAGAGGGGTAATCGCCCGACGCCTTCTTGGTTACGCTCACATGCAAAACGCCCGTGGAATCCGTATCCTCCCTAGCAAGGTTCCCAAAATCCGGTTTCGTGCAGAGGTAAACCACTTCGCCCGCCGCAGCCATAAGTGAGTCCCCCAAGTAGCGGGTTTGGGTCACTCGGTATTTGTCAGTCATGGGGAGAATCGCATTTCCCGATTTTAACCGTAATTTTGCAGTTGGGGTCAACACCCGTTACCTGCACGGAAGCCTTATATCCATTTGAAATCAAAAGTAGCGCGGCTCGCTCGGCATCAACCAAACTATCGCAACTGGCCCACACACTATATTTCTCATGCAACATTTCTGTTGGCTCATGCTTTGGATGAATAAAACGCATCTGATTCGCCCCACAAAAACGCCCCTCCCTCCCCACCGCAACAAGGATTGAGTCTTGAGTTCCACGTAGAACTTTTCCTAATACTGAGCACAGATGGCTAGAGAACACCGTGCGTCAGAGTTCCAACCGAATTTCGGACTTAATTGGCGTCCGGTTCTCACCCGCGAATTTGTGAAGGATTGGGACAATGATCGGCTCGCCAAATACATCGCCCTACGGAAACAGGTGGAGAAGGGTGCGATTGATAACCCAGTTGGTCAAGGATGGTCTTTGCCCATGTGGGATAAGGTTCAGGAGAACTGGAAAAAATACAGAACTCATTGCATACTAGGAGGAAACAGAAGTTCTAAGAGCATTTTTGCTGCTCGTTTGGCTGTTTGGGCTGCGGCGACCATTCCAGAGAGCCAAATTCGTATGTATCACGTTAATAGCGAACGATCTATACAAGACCAGCAGCAAATGGTTTGGGATGCACTTCCAATTGGGATTAAAAACCTCCCCACGAAGAAAGGCGCGAATCATTCCCTACAGTTCTCACAGAAAAATGGCTTCACAGATTCAATCTGCATCCTTCCCCCGCTCCCCAGTTATCGGAAGGGCGGCTCTATTATTTTTGGCAACTACCGGCAATTCCAGCAAGACGAGCAGGTGGCAGAAGGGTTCAAGGCTCATGCGATCTTCTGTGACGAGGAGTGCCCCCAGAAGTTCTTTGAAACGCTCCTGTTCCGAACGATTGACTATGATGGCAAGATTTTCCTGACGTTCACGACTTTGCAGGGGTGGACGCCGCTAATTCAGGACATTCTGGGCAAAACGAAAACCCTAGAGAGCACGGAAGCCCCCTTATTGGGTGGACGGCAAGTCCCGCTAATTCAGGAAAGCCTAAGCCGAAAAGAAACCTGCATCTATTATTTTCACACCGCCTCAAATCCCTTCATCGACTCAAAATCCTTCTTAGATACGCTGGCGGGTCGCCCCAAAGACGAGATTCTAGCTCGTGCGTATGGAATACCTACTAAGTCAATTGCCGGCGTGTTTCCGGGTTTTTCGAGGGAATACGCCCCCGCTGGAAATGTCATCAAACACGAAGATTTGCCATGGTTGAAAGAACGCCCAAAGGACAAGAAAGGAGACCCCATCCCCTATAAAGTCACTCGCTATATGGCAATTGACCCAGCGGGCAGTAAAAACTGGTTCCTCGTGTGGCTGGCCATAGATGCCTCTGGAACATGGTTTATTTACCGTGAATGGCCCGATTACGACGATTGGGCACTACCGGGCAACACGCCCGAGGGAAAGCCGGGGCCGGCTCAGAAGGGCTCAAAGAAAGGCATCCGAGACTATGTGGAGATGATTAAGGGCATGGAGGGGGATGAGGAGATTTTTGAACGCTACATAGACCCCCGCATGGGTGCGGCTGAGAAGCAGTCTGACGATGGGGCGACGACGATCATTTCAGATTTAGATGATGCTGATTTGCCCGTCATCCCGGCCCCGGGCGTGGATATTGAAAACGGAATCCAGCTTTTGAATAATCTTCTCGCGTGGGATGAGAATAAACCCCGAGACAGCATGAACGCCCCGAAACTCTACATTTCAGACCGTTGCCATAATGTGATAACAGCCCTGCAAGAATATACTGGACTAGGTGGGCGCGGCGAAAATTTCAAAGATCCGTGCGACTGCTTGCGCTATTTGGCCGTCTCCGATGTGCAATTTATCGACAAAGCCCAAATCACCGACCGCATGGCATATGGACATACGGCGAGCTATTAGCTTGATTTGTAAAATAAGCAGACGTAATAGTCCGCCCACTAAACCTTGTCCTCCTTCACCGCAGACGACGCCGTAACAGGCACCGGAAATCAACTAGCCCCCTTGGGGGAGGATGGGCCGTCGTTTACTCACTTAAAGGATTCGTTTCAGCGGTGCGCCACTGATCTTTCGCCTTATATTGCACAAACGGCTCAAAATTATTCCACGCGATATGCGTTGTGGGGTGGGCAGTCAGCAGACGGCAAAAAGCACGCTCGGGGTGTAAATGGGGTTTCCGAACCTACGCCGTGGGATGGGGCATCTGACCTTCGCGTTTATCTCGCTGACAATCTAATCAACGATAAGGTGGCGATGATTTTGGAGGCGGTGAATAAAGCCTCCCTCGTGGCCCAGCCAGTCGAAGGAAACGACATTAAACGGGCGAAGCAGGTTTCCACTTTTATGAAGTGGATGATTAAAACCCAGATGCCTGACTTTGAGCGGGAGATTGAACTTTTGGCGCAGTATTTGGAGGAAAAGGGTGCGGCGGTCATGGGGCAGTTTTGGGAAAGTTGTCAGGAGAAAGTTCTGACCTCAATTCACCTGACCGACCTACAACAGCAGTTCCCCGACATAGAACTTCAGCAGCTTTTGGACTCGGGGGATGCGAACGATTACCTGAAATCCTTGTTCCAAGAAATCTACGGAGTGACGAAAGCGAAGTCAGGAAAGATGCTTCGTGAGTTGACCAAGACCGGCAGGACGACCGTGGCCGTGGTAGGGAAGATGAAAAGTTATCCCGTGATGCGGGCGTTTAACCTAGACAACGATCTTTTCATCCCGCCCGATACGACCGATATTGAGCAGGCGACGGGCATTTATCGTGTGCAGTATTTCACCCCGGAAAAACTTCGGAGCATGGTGAACACTGACGGTTGGAATAGCGCGTGGGTGGAACAGGCCATTGAACGATGCAAGGGAAAGATGATTTCAGTTACGCCCTCGGAATATCAGCAGCCGATGAACCGTTCGTTCATCTACACCCAGCAGAGGTTCACGGATAAGGTGGGAGTGGTTTACGCCTATCAGCGGTTGAGTGATGAGGAAGGTTATCCGGGCATCTACCTGACTATTTTCAATCCCGATTTGCCCCCTGATGGGATGCAACCGGGTTATGCGTATTTTTCGCTCTATGGGGATTCCGATGGGAAATACCCATTCGTTCTTTATCGGCGCGAGTTCCTTAGCCGTAAACTGCATGATTCACGCGGCCTCCCCGAGCCGCTGAAGCCCCTCCAAGACACCATCAAGGCCCATAAGGACGCTCGGATTGACACGGCGAGCTACAACATCATGCCGACGTTGTATTATCCGATTGGGCGTCCTCCGTTAAAGCATGGTGCGGGTGCGCGTGTCCCTGAACGTCGCCCGAATGAGTATCACTATGGCCAGCCGATTCCCTTTGATGAGACGACCGAGGCGAGCTTGGCTACTCTTAATTCCGATGCCAAGGAGTATGTCGGCATGGCGAAATCCGATGGAGACGAGCCGGTAAATCAGACGAAGAATCAGGCAGAGATTAACAAGCTATTCGCCTCCCTCGCCTCCTCTCTGCACCAAGTCTGGAATCTGTTCAAGAAATACGGAAACGAGATTACCTATTATCGCGTGACGGGTATTCAGGACGAGGAAGCGACAAAGTTTGAGCGCGGGCCGGAAGATGAGGACTTCTACTTCGAGGTGCGCTACTCAATCAAGGACGCCGATTCCGATTATTCCCTAGAGAAGATTCAGAAGATGATGGAGCTTGCGGCCTCAATGGATAGGACTGGTGCCGTTGACTGGACGGAGTTCTTGCAGGTGGCCTTCGAGGCAGTTGACCCCAATATAGCGTCCCGTGTGCTTCGCCCCGCCAATGTCGGCACGGAAAAGGTCATCATGGATGTGCAGGACGACCTGACCAAGATTTACTCTGGCGTTTCGGTGAACCTGAAACCCAATACGCCACCACAGATTGCCATGCAGACGATGCAGAATTGGGCGCAGTCGCCCGATGTGGTGGCTAGGTATCAGGCCGATGAAGCGTTCAAAAAGCGCGTGGACGCCTATAATGGCCAGATTCAGATGGCGCTCGATCAACAGCAGAACGCCGTGGTTGGGAGACTTGGAGCAGTCCAGCCCACCCCAGTTATCGGCCCCTCTGCCGCCGCTGCACAGTAATTTATGACCCGTAAACCCTCCCCGCAGGCCAAGCTGAAACTAGACCGTATTCAGGAGGCAATTCAACCGCTAGTAGGTATCCCCGAATTTACCGAGTTCATGGAGATAGTCCGTAACCTGAAGGATGAGGCGGTGGCGAACTCACTGGACTTCCAAACGGTAGCCAGTGAACGAAATTCCCTCGTGTCAAAGGGGGAAGTGCTATGCTACTTGAACGTGCTTAATATCTATGACGGGCAAAAGGAACACTTTGACGCCCTGACCGCCCAGCAGAACGAGCAGGCGCAGCAGCAGGGTTGAACGCAAGAAGCCGGCCCCGCTTTAAATCAGAGCCGGCTTCCGGTTACCATGAGGCGTGATGACCTCGGGTTCTGCCGTATTCCCGCTTTACCGGGGTTCGGCTCCATCCCTATTTGCGCCGCGTTAGACAGGATTTGAACCTGCGGATGCCGTAGTTTTTGCACCGGCCAGCATCATCGGCTCTCGAAAGAACTAACGGGCTATGACTCCCGCGACTACCTTAGACCACTCGGACACTAACGCTTAGTTGCATTCAGATTGAACGTCCCATCTCGCTCAACTGTAAAAACGGATGTTGACACAACTATAAGTTTTGTGAATACCAAGCACACTGAGCCACCCGGCTCTGCAATCGGCCTCTTGGGGCCACAAAACCATGCCAGATATAACGACTACCGAGGTTCCTTCGCACCCCCTGCAAGTGGCAGAAAACAGCGATGCAAAGAAAGGCGCGGGCAATGTTGAGGAGTCCGCTTTTGCGAGAGGGTTAGCTGCCAAACAGCTCGCCATGCTCACTCAAGAGGCTCCGGCGGAACAAGCCCAAGAAAGCGCAGAACCCGCAGCAGAGGTAACGCAAGAAACCAATGCCGAGGCTAAGACCGAGGAATCCAAGGAGGAGGGGAAACCCGAGACCGAGGAATCCAAGGAGGAAGCCGACGAAGTTCTTTCACCCGAGACTCATTCACTCGACCCCAAAGCACAAGCTGCTGTTAACCGTCGTATCGGAAAGGAAGTAGCCAAGACCAAGCGCGAGATTGAAGCGCGGGTGGCGGCTGAGACTAAGCTGGCGGAATTGGAGGCTAAACTGGCTGAAAAGCCCGAAGCCCCCGAATATATCCCCGTCCCGGTGAACGTCCCCCTCCCCGAGATAACCACGATTGACCAACTGAACACCTATCGGGAAAACCTAGCAAACGATATTATTGAAGCCGAAGGGCTGATGT